GGCAAAGTCCTCGTCTCGGTGGACCTGTCGCAGATCGAGCCTCGAATCCTCCACTGGCTTGCCGGGGACATGGAGTTCCTGTCGCTGGTTAGCGGAGGCATCGACCTCTACGAAGCACATGGGCGGGCGTCAGGACTCTATAACGAGGATGAACCCATGAAGGACTTCGCCCCGGAGCTAAGACATCTCTGCAAGGCCAGAACGCTCGGTCTGGGCTACGGCTGCGGGGCAGGCAAATTCGCCTCAGTGGCGGAAGCCCTGACCGGCGGAAAGCTGAAGCTCTCGCCGGCAGTAGCTCGCCAGCAAGTCGCGGCATATCGCCAGCAGAATCCTTTGATCATTGCCCTCTGGGACAAGGTCGAGGCATTCGTTCGCCAACAGGCCAAGAACGAAGCCGAGTGCGCAGTCATCGAGACTCGATCCGGCAAACCTATTCGATATTGGGACGTCGAGTTCTCCGGCAAGAGGGATGAAATGACGGCGGCTACGGTCAAGGGCGGACCTCGCAAGAAGATTTATTCTGGGCAATTAGTAGAAAATTTAGTGCAGGCGAGCGCACGGGAAATTTTTGGCCACATGCTCATAAAGGCGGAGGCAGCTGGCCTACCAATATGCCTCCACGTCCATGACTCCATCACAGTCGAAGTGGCGGAGTCCGAGGGACAGGCGGCTCTCGACCTTCTGGTCAACATTATGAGCAAAGCCCCGAGCTGGGCGGAGGGACTGCCTCTGGCCGCCGAGGGCGAAATCCGAAAGCACTACTAGATGAAACGCCTCTTCGAGTATGCCATCTACTGGGGCTTATTCCTCGTCGCCATAGCACTTTGGGCATGGGCGGCGTCCGGCTTCGTCCTTTCCGTCTTTTTCCCATTACCGAGATGACTAAAAGCGAAGCCATAGCGAAGTCAAAACTCCTCGATGTAGTTAAAGAGCGGCTTTTATCTATCGGGATTCGCCCTAGCGGTAGTCTCGCCGGGGGCAATTACTTCTCTACCCTAGCATTAGACGTCATGCAGGGGGATATTGTTATAGTATCCCGAAAAAAAACGACGAAAAGCCTTTCCGGTGTAAAATTTGAGGTACTCGTTAAAGGCCAGCTATGAACATGAACGAAAAACTAATTGGCCTTTGCGGCCCTAAAGGCGTAGGCAAAACGTTTTTTGCAAAACAACAGGACGCCCGAGTTCTCTCATTCGCCAGCCCAATCAAGCGAATGCTCCGGCAGATTCTCCCGCCGGGCGACTGGCTCGGAGAGCGGAAGGAAGATCAGCTTCCCGACTTCCCAAAAGGAATGACGGCCAGATTCGCTCTACAGACCTTGGGGACGGAATGGGGCAGGGCAATGATCGACCCGGATATCTGGGTAAAGGCCGCCATGCGCGAAGCCGAGTATTTCCTGCAAGCGATGCCTATTTCCAAGCTCTCGACGCCCGATTCCAAAGTCATCTTCGACGACGTAAGATTCGCCAACGAAGCAGTGGCCATCCGGAACGCCGGAGGCAAGGTTTACCGGGTAAGCCGAAAGGATTTTGAAGTATCAAATGATACTCATATATCAGAACTCGGCCTGCCCGAGGAACTGATCGACGGGGAGATCGAAGTATGACCGACCCGGACTTTAGCCACGAAGCCGACCCGGACGACGTAAAACAGGACTGGCTCGACCGGCAAGCCCGCGAAGGCTGGACGACCTGCCGAGTCTGCGGGACTACCCTGCACGATGACGACATAGCTGAAGGGACTAGCTGCCTTTGCCCCGACGATGAAGCTTAATAGCCAATATTCCATGTGGGCCTCCAAGTACGATTCCGGCGAACGCTTCCATGCCTTTCTGCTCGCATTTACCGTCCAGATAGCTCGGGCCATGCCGGACTTTGACGAGGCGTATGCCTACTGCGAGAAAGCCCTCGCTCACTTTGCTCGGCGAGGACTTCAGCCGAACGAGCTGACGAACGCATTGGCCGGCGCTTACGAGCGGATCGGGCGGGACGACGTCGGGCGAGGCCCTCGCCGGGAAACGCTCGAGGCGACTGGCGACGTAGCCAAGCACTACGGCAAAGCCGGCTCGGTCGAGCAGCTCAAGGTCAAGTCTTGTCAGGACTTCCTCTATGGCGACAAAACCGGCGAACTCCTGCTCGACCTGTTCGAGCCTGACGAATGGATTAGCATCGCCAAAAACGCCTTCGACTCAGCCGGTTCGGTCAAAACGGCTCTCGAATGGTCGGCCTGTCCCGACCTGGCCGAGTATCAATTCATCTGCCCGAACGTCTTCAAGCAGCAGGCCGACTCCAGAAGGGCCGTCCACGCCGCAGAGGGCGGCTGGCGTTATATGGTCCACGAAATGGATGACGCCGGCGTGGACTTCGACCAGCAGGTAGGCCCGATCCAAGCCCTCGAAGAAATCCTTCCCCTAAAGCTCGTAACGTTCTCAGCCGGCAAATCGCTTCATGCTTGGTACTCGCTGGCCGGCCAGCAGCATAAGGCTCGCGAATTTCTGGATGCCTCGCAACGGCTAGGCGGCGATCCTGCCTTCGAGCGATTCACTCAGCTTTCACGCCTGCCCGGCGGCTCACGCCCCGGAAAAGGCCCGCAATCCATCCTTTATCATTCCATCGGGCATAGAGTCGGATGACGTATCCGGACGCGAATTATCTTCTTTCGTTGTTGAACACCGCTGGAATCCCTCAATAAACAAAAATGGGCCGCCCCATCAGGAAATGTAAGGACGGCCCACACTATGATATACTACAACCGTAAAATACAATTCTCCGCACAAACTAGCAATAGTTTTTTACGGATTCTCTTATGAAACTTCCTCCGAACCATGAATTGCATGACGTCCTAGCGTGGACCATCGCTAATCCTCCCGTCCCCAGCCAGACAGGCCAGCCGCAGGCCGATCAGACCCATACCGAGCAGACTCCCTATGTCGCAAAGCCCTCGGACTTACCGCCTGCCACGAAGCCTTTGCCGGAGATATGGGACTGGGATCGCTTAATGGAAGAGGCCGAGAAGCCGCTCCCGCCGGAAATCCTCAAAGACCTGCTCTGGAAAGGTTGCCGTATGTCCGTTGAAGGCTCGTCGAAGGCCGGCAAGACGTGGACCTTGATGAACCTGGGCCTAGCCGCCGTCCAAGGGACGAGCTGGATGGGCATCAACGTAGTAAAGCCCTGCCGAGTGTTATATATGGACTTCGAGCTAATCGGTCGGTTCGCGGCTCATCGGATGAAAATGATTAAAAACGCCCTGAACTCGGGACGCCAGCCGAACTTCCAATACTGGCCGCTTCGCGGCTCCTGCTACGAGTTTGCCCGCCTCAAAGAGCATCTTCTGGTCAGCGGCCGGCAGAAAGCCTATGATCTGGTCATCGTCGATCCCTACTATAAAGCCGCAGCCGGCCTAGACGAGAACTCCGTGGCCGACGTCACGCTCATCCTTCGAGAGATCGAAAAGTTTTCCGAGGAAACGGAAACGGCCATCGTCTATGCCCACCACTACTCCAAAGGAAACAAGTCGGACATCGATGCCATCGACCGGGGAGCAGGCTCCGGGGCATTCGCCCGCGATCCGGACGCCAAGGTAATGCTGACCCGCCACATGGAGAAGGACTGCCTGACCGTCGAGCCAATGACTCGCTACGCCACTTGCCCCGATTCCATCGTAGTGGAGACTACCTTCCCGACCTTCAAGCAGAGGAACGACCTCGACCCCGACGACCTGTACAACCCGGCCAAGCTGGAAGCCTACGAGCGTAAGCGGGACGGCAAGCAGCCTTTCTGAATAATGGCAGGCGGCGGATTACTGGAGGCCATCGTCAACCGGCGGATTAAAACCCAAAAGGGCAGCCCCTACTGGGAAGAGATTATCCAGCGGGCTATCCGGCACGAAGTCGAGGAAACGGACTACTGGCGGCAACAATACGACTTTAATGGCTGCCTCGACGACGACTGTAGTTGGAACTCTTGGATGATCGCCTACGAGGTCAGCCGCGACTTGAGGAAGTTTTACACGGAGACATGGGGAGATGCCCCCGACTGTACCGAGAAGCCTCGCAAGCCGCCCGCTAAAGAACTCCGCGAGGCGGATAAGCGGCTGAAGAAAGCTCGATTATCCTAAACGGCTGATACTCAGCCTGTCCGAACTTTTTTCCTAATGTTTCGATAAGCCCCCCCACCTTATCGGAACACGGGGAAGATCGAATATAAGTCCCGCTGTCCAAGCGGTCCAGCCTGCCCGCCCACCCGGAAACACGGGTAAGCCTCGCTTCCGGCCTTGCCCGCGAGTCTTCGGACTCCCGGCTCTCCGGCCTGCCGGATTCCATCCTCTGCTCTCCGGATTCCATCCCGCCCATAACGCATCGCGTCATGCCTGCCCGCCTGCCCGGTTCTCCCTGCCATCCCGGTCGATCCGGATATCCGGGCATGGCTCGCCCTTCGGGCTTCGCACAGGCTTTCTCCGGCTATCTCCAGTCTCCCTTTTTTACCAGTCAATCACTGCATACCCGATGCCTGCCGGTAGGACGTTGAGACGTTGTGGACCCTCTAAGGAGGCCACAACGTTTTGTCGAGACGGCCTTTGCCTACAGAGCCGGCCTTGTAGGAGGCAGCAGGCTGGCCATGTATGACCGGGATTGCCTGTAGGAGGTAAGTAGATTTTACTCCTATAGTTCAACCTGTCAACCCTCTAATTCGCTTTCCCTGTGTCCATCTACTCGGTAGACAGGCACTCGCTTCTGCCGGTTTGCCGGCTCGCCGGATGCCCGCAATACGAACTACCCTTAACAAAGAGATCCATAACGAAACAACTGAACTCCCAAGACGTCGCTCCGCAGGCCGGCAGGAGTTCGGCGGCGAGCAGGACGCGTACGGGAAAGCGTACGACTTTCAGCCAGAAACTATATAGGCGCACACTTAAAAGGCGCGCGCCTATATAGTTTGCAGTCAGACCCGGTCAGGACTCGGGCGGAGCAGGTGGAGTAGCCGGGTCTGCCGGCACGTCCACCACTTCCGCCTCTATGACCTCGGCTCGCTTCATCTCATCCAGCTCGGCCTTCACTTCGTCCAGCGTAACGGTCCGCTT